AACGAAAACTACGCAGGGCTATTGCGTTATTGCATTAAGCATAATCATTGGTCTGTGTTTGAGCAATCTCATATGACACTGGAGATCGAAACCTCTCGTGGTATCGCGGCTCAAATACTTCGACACCGCTCATTTACATATCAAGAATTTTCGCAACGCTATGCTGACGCCAACCTGTTGACAGGTGATATTCCTGTGCCTGAGTTGCGTCGTCAAGATGAAAAGAATCGTCAGAATTCTACTGATGACCTTGAAGGGTATCTGAAACTTATTCTTGAAACAGAAATTCAAGAGCACTTCATCCGTTCCAATAACCTCTACAAGCGTCTCCTAGAGGCGGGGGTGGCAAAGGAGTGTGCAAGGTTTGTGCTTCCTCTAGCGACCACTACACGCCTTTATATGACAGGCTCATGCAGGTCGTGGATACACTATATTGATCTACGCTCTGCTCATGGTACTCAGAAAGAGCACATGCAAATTGCTGAGGCATGTAGAGAAATCTTTAAGCAGCAGTTCCCAACGGTTGCAGAAGCATTGGAGTGGTGAAGTGTCTAATTACTTATTATTTCCCACCAACTTTGTTTGGTGGGATACCGTTGAGAATCATTTAGATATTAAAGAAAAATATTTAAAAAGAATAGAACAATCTAAAAGTAAAATAGGTAAAAAACAAAATTGGGATTGTGATGTTGTCAGTAGTTTTGGCAATCAGTATATAAATGATAGTATATTTGATAAGTATTTTCGTGACAATGTAATATGGAAATATTTTGATAGAATGTTAGAGAAGAAACCATTTGAATTTGATACTCCACATTCATCTATTGTGAGAGATATATGGTATAATACTTATACAAGGGGGCAGTACCAAGAAATTCATACACATGATTATGTTTCTTCTTATTCTTCAGAATTGAAAATAAAAACAATGGGAATGTTTTCTGGCATTTACTTAATAGATTTGCAAGAAATAAACAAAACAGTTTTTTATCAACAAGGTCCATTACCATGCAGAGTAAATACTGATGGAATGTATGTTAAATCAGATCATTTAACTGAAGGTACTATAATATTATTTCCTTCAACTCTAGCTCATTACGTTTTGCCAACTGAAAAATCTCGCACTACTGTGTCTTTTAATATTACGTCTTCATATTCTTACTACGAATCCTCGTGACAAATACGAAAAGTTGTGCTATAGTGGGAACAACCACAGAAGACCCATGAATATCTTCTATCTCAGTTTCGACCCACGCACATGTGCCGCCGAGCATTGTGATAAGCATGTGGTAAAAATGATTGTTGAGTACGCTCAGCTTCTTTCCACTGCTCATCGAGTGCTTGACGGCATTCCTTACACAGAAAAGTCACCTAAAGGCAAGACAGTAAAACGTTATCGCCTTGACAAACCCCGTGAGGATATTTTATACAAAGCATGTCACATCAATCATCCATCTGCTGTGTGGGTGCGACAGTCACGTTCACACTATCGATGGTTGTTTGACTTGTTTCAGCATTGTTGTGTAGAATATACACGGCGGTATAAAAACTATCACAGCACAGAGAGTTTGATTAGTTACTTGTGGGTAGCACCATTTAACATCCCTGATGCTGGGTGGACAGATCCGCCGCCAGCGATGCCAGATAAATATAAAGTAACTGGAGATTCAATCCAGTCGTATCGTAATTACTATATTGGAGACAAAGTTTCCTTTGCGAAATGGAAATCTCCTGCCACAATCCCATCATGGTTTATTGAAGATGCCAACTTACAGATTCAAAGATAATAATACAGGTGAAGAGTTTGAGAAGTGGATGTATATGGCTGAACGAGAGCAGTATCTCGCAGACAATCCTCATGTCACTCAGATGCCTACAATTCTACATGCAGTGTCTGAAGTAGGAAACTGGCAAAACAAAACATCAAGCGATTGGAAACATATTATCAATCGTGCTGCTGATACTCCTGGTTCAAATGTTAATCGTATCTAATTATGCCTGTAAGAAATCGTAAATCGAAGCAAGTCATTCCAAACGGAATGAGCGTCAAGCAAATGAAGCGCAAGAAGCCAATCAACAATGATATTTTTGCAAAAGATATTGAACCCTTGACTGAATCTCAAACTAAAATGTTTGAGGCATGGGAAAATGATAAACATCTATTCGCTTATGGTGCTGCAGGTACAGGTAAAACATTCGTTGCACTTTACTTAGCACTCAAAGATGTTCTGAATGAGAACACTCCATACGAAAAGGTTTACATTGTGCGCTCACTTGTAGCAACTCGTGAGATTGGTTTCCTTCCTGGTGATCATGAAGACAAGTCATCGCTTTACCAAATTCCATACAAAAATATGGTAAAGTATATGTTTGAACTTCCCACTGAAGAAGAGTTTGAACTTCTTTATGGTCATCTTAAGACACAAGGAACTATCAGCTTCTGGTCTACATCATTCCTTCGTGGTACTACGATGGACAACTGCATTATTCTTGTGGATGAAATGCAGAATCTAAACTTCCACGAACTTGATTCAATCATCACTCGTGTCGGTCAAGATTGTAAGATCATGTTCTGTGGTGATGTGCAACAGACAGATCTAATTAAAACCAACGAACGCAACGGCATCCTTGACTTTCAAAAAATCATTTCTACAATGGATGAGTTTGAATCAATTGAGTTTGGTGTTGGCGATATTGTTCGCTCAGGTCTTGTTCGTAACTACATCATTAGCAAAATTAATCTAGGTTTCTAAATGTTTATTCATTCTTCGTCATTCACCCCCATTGAATTGGAACCAGTTATGGTAGAAGGTCGTAGGCTTTATCCTACGCCTTCGGGTGGTCAATATCCATCCATCACAACTGTTCTTGGGGTGTGCCCGAAGAAGAAAAAGAAACTGAATGAGTGGAAGCAGCGTGTCGGTTACGACAAAGCTCAAGCAATCTCAACTCGTGCTGCTACTCGTGGCACAAACTTTCATAAGATGGTTGAAGATTTGCTTAATAACTGCTATAATGAGAACAACTTCAAAGGGCAACCCCTCCCCCTTATGATGTTCAAAAATGCTGTGCCAACACTCAATAGAATCACTAAGGTCTATTTACAAGAAGCAGCATTATATTCTGATCACTTGGAAGTAGCAGGACGAGTCGATTGTATCGGTGAGTTCGATGGTATTCCATCTGTCATTGACTTCAAAACCTCAAAGGAAGAGAAGCGAGAAGAATGGATGGAAGATTACTACATTCAAGAAACTGTATATGGGTGTATGTTTTATGAACTATATAAAACACGCATTCAACAACTTGTCACCATCGTTGCATGTGAAGATGGTAACACACAAGTCGTTATCAAGAAACCAGAGAAAGAATTTCTCGATCGTTTCATAGAACTACGCTCTTTATACCAGGAAATTCATGGAGGATAATATTTTTGAGGATAAATTTATGACTGTTGCAAGATTCTCATCGGAAGTTGAGACGCTTGTGAACGGTGACTCTATGAGTTATATTGATGCTATCATTCATTATTGTGATGTCAACGATATAGAATTAGAAACTGTTCCCAAGTTGATTTCAAAACCATTGAAAGAAAAACTAAAACACGAAGCTCAACAACTGAACTTCATTAAGAAAACATCTCGTGCTAAACTAATGCTGGTATGACTGACTTTTTTGATTCTGATATTGTCCGTGAAGAAGCACGGGAAATGGAACGTCTTCAAATGGAAGCAATGGAACTGACTCTTTCAAGTCCGTTTCAAAAATCTAAAGAAGATCAGTTGCATTACATTCATACCGTGAGAGCATTAGTGGAAAAGCAACAGATCTTCTACACCCGATTGAAACTCTCAGATGACCGCCGTGCAGTCGAAATGTGTGAGCAGATCGAGCAGGGTGCTAAGATGCTCTACGGGTGGTGGGAGACCGCTGACGTGCTCTCGCTGATGCGAGAGATGCTTAACAAGCTCGACCAGTTTGAGCAGGAGATCGAGGCAGAGGGTTGACACCGACCTCTGCCCGTGTTATTATGACTAAGTGATCAGGTGTCACACAGACCAAATCTAAAACAATCCGAGGTAATCCTATGTCTTTCGCTGATCTTAAGCGTAAATCTCAAAACTCCTTTGCTTCTCTGACTAAGGAACTTGAGAAAGCAAACTCTACTTCCAGCACTGATGATCGTTTCTGGAAACCTAGCGTTGACGCCGCTGGTAACGGGTTCGCTGTTATTCGTTTCCTCCCTGCACCTGATGGTGAGGACATTCCGTTCGTTAAGCTATATTCCCATGCGTTTCAAGGTGATGGTGGTTGGTACATCGAGAACTCTCTGACCACTCTCGGTCAGAAAGATCCTGTTGGTGAAGTGAATCGCCGCCTGTGGAACAGCGGTCGTGATTCTGATAAAGAAACTGCTCGTAAGCAGAAGCGTAAGCTGACTTACTATGCCAACATCTATGTGGTGAGCGATAAAGCAAACCCAGAGAATGAAGGTAAAGTATTCCTGTACAAGTTCGGTAAGAAGATCTTTGACAAGATCACTGCCGCTATGCAACCTGAGTTTGAAGATGAAACTCCCGTGAATCCTTTCGATCTGTGGGAAGGTGCTAACTTCAAACTGAAGATCACCAACGTTGCTGGTTACTGGAACTACGACAAGTCCGAGTTCGCTGCTCCTTCGGCACTTGCTGCTGATGATTCCAAGCTGGAATCCATCTGGCGTCAAGCACATTCGCTGCAAGCGTTTGTGTCTCCCGATAACTTCAAGTCCTATGAAGAACTTGAAGAGCGTCTGAATCTGGTGCTTGGTATCACTCAGACCCCTGCCTCTGCTCGTGCAGCACAGGCAACTCGTGTGATGGATGAGGAAGAGGATGAAGAGTTCGTGACTCCTGCTCCCGCACCTCGCCGTGAACCTGCCCTGCCTAAGGTTGCAGTCGCTGCTGGTGTGGATGAGGATGAAGATGATGCTCTCAGTTACTTCGCTCGCCTTGCTGAAGAGGACTGAAACCAAAATCTATAGTTAAAAACATAAAGGGCGGAAAAAAATTCCGCCCATTTTTTTATGTCAAAAAGTTTAGATGCCAGATTTTTTAGTTTTCTTATCAATATAAGATGAAGAGTTGGCATACAACATACCAGATTCAAATTGAGAAATAAATTCTTGTACAAATCGTGGTTTTAAAATGTAAATTTCTCTTTTGCTTTCATTTAATTTTTGTTCATATTGATAGTTTGTTACGGGAGTAATCACACTTGTTCCTGCTACTTTAATTGTTGCTCCTGTACCACTATCATAGTAATAAAATTTTCCGTCTGAGGGCTTCAGTGGACTATTAGAAAATGTTGATTCAACTTTCAGTCCCGCCTTCAATACAACTCTACCCGTACTATCTTTTACTTCTCTTGTTTCGTAGTGGTGTACTCTATCTGCTGGTTGAACTGATTGATTGCCAGGAGCACCACGATACGAATCATTCACCATATCATATAGATATGTTTCTGATTTTGGTAGGTCATTGTATACATTCAATACGTTATTAGTCAATGCAATGATCCAATCATAATCTGTAGACTGATAGAACTTGAATGATACTTGATCCAAACGTTCGTTATCGAGCATTGCATACTTAGTAAACAATGTGTTGTAATTAAAAGATGATTCGGATAGTTTATATCTTTTAAAGAAATTTTTGACAAGAACATATTCTGTTTCCGAATATGGAAATGTTAATGGTTTCTTGTCGTATTCTACATCTGGTAAACGATTGAAGTATGCCATGATTATCTGTATTGATCGTTGCCTGAACCGATTTCATTTGAAAATACAAGTTTTAGTTCGGTTAGTTCTATAGTTAAATTAACACCAATTGGTTCTCCGTTTGTAAAAGTCATGTATTGTCCTTCTGTTATATAATCTGCAGCGACAGATGTAATGGCAGATACTTTATACTTCGGTAAGTATGGATGATCTATGCTAGAATTTCCTGCTAAATGAAAACTAACTTGACAGACATCAGGAATTCCTATAAAATTTCTATTTTTTAATTTTAAAAATTCTTGATCTTGTCCTTTTGGTGCTGTAACTTGTTTAAATAAATTTACAATGTTGAAGATAGTGCGTGCTTCGTTTTGTGATTGAGCAATTAATTTAAATCTATAACCATGCTTTCTTAATTGAGTCCCACCATAAAGTAACTCAGTGTTTGGATTTAAAATATAACCACTTGTTAATCCTAGAATTGTATTTGCGCTAAAATTTCCTCCAAGTCCAGGAACTTGATTTATACCATCTGATATTGCTCGTAAACTATCTTCTACAAGTCCACCTGCTGCTGCTCCTGCAGTCGATGTTAATGTACTTCCAAATCCAGATAATAAACTTGATATACCAGTTTTTCCTTTTGCTATATCAGTTCCCGTTTTGATTGCACCCGCAACACTACCCATTGCAGCTCGTCCTAAACCAGTCATATTAAACGAACCCCAATCACCCGTAAAATTACTACCAATATCGTTTGGCATTGTAATTGCAATTCCTTCTGCAGCACCAGCAGTAGCCGCGATTTTACTTGCAGTTAATCCTGTAGTACTGGAATTATATGATGCATATGTGTTTTGAGCACCACCCTGTAGAGCAGCAGCATATTCATAAAATGTAAATTTTATATAATCTGTTCCAGATCCATCTAAAGTTTCTGGATATCTTAAGGTTGCCATTAAGTTACGTCCGTGATGTCTTCTGGTTTGCCATAACCCTTGATGATTCTCTTCGCCTTAATTCTATCTCCATACTTTTCATTAGTTTCTTTCCATACTTCAGATGATTTGTATGGAACTAATACGCCACTTCTTTCTCTTACAAAATGTTCTACTGGTAGAACAATAGCACTATCCCATTCATCGATAGCAAGATCTAATAGGAATCCATCTACATGGTCTGTAATGTATTTATGAAAGCATGATCGAGGTAGGTCGATACGATTGTCTTTAAGTTTTTCGATGGCAAGCATTCTCTTTCTTGGTTCCATATAGTGTAGGTTGGCGCCAAAGAAATGATCTGCATTTGCTTTGATGACATACACCAAAGGAAAAGTATCATAGTAAGGAAGATACTTCATCTTTGCTTTGTACTCAAAGAGAAACAATCTCCCCTGTCTTGCGTATCTTCTTAATCTATTTTCGTCTTGATTATCTTCGTCGTCTGTTCGATCTCTTCTTTCATCACGAATAGTTTTGTCAGGATTCTGTTTGTATTCAAGTGCCATCGAACGAACGGTCTTTCTATACCATTGCCACGTTTGTTCTTCATCACCTGCTTTATCTTTTACTTTTTCAAATATTGTTTTATATCCTTTCTTCTGTTTCTTTGATTCTTTTTTAAATCCTTGTGCCATGCGCTATACCCCCAAGTGATCTTCGGTAAGGATTAGAAATTGCATTTGTCTATCCTCACACCAGTCACTTGCGGCTTCCCATTTCGCTTGGTTTTTCAGGAACGTTAATACTTTATCTTTGTATAGTTTGGTTTGTTTTTTTGCTGGAGGTGGAGGAGCTGTTTGATTCTTCGGTTTGATTTCAATGAGATATTTTTTGATTTCATTTGTTTTGGTACGAACTTTAATATAGAAGTCCACATAGTATCTGTGTACTCTACCATCCACAGGTGAACGATAAGGTATCACAACTTCCTCACTGCCCCACTCAATCACACTTGCAGTGCGATCACAAAATGTCATGAACTTTCTTTCCCAGAGAGAACGATAAACAATGTTCATCGGATTGCCTCTGTATTTTTTGGGATTTATGGGGCGATAAAATCCCGAGTACGCCATAAATATAAATATAAAACTACCATAGGTATTTATAGATGGCGACACCTGGCAACGGAGCAATTAAAAGCTATCTAACTGCTATCACCAACGGAAGGGGGATGGCGAAAAGCAATACTTATGCAGTATATTTTACACTGACTGATGAATTGCGTACCTATCTTAGAGGTAAAGGTAGGCAAGATGGATTAGAAGCAGTAAACAATCGTCTCGATGCTTATAAAGTTGGTGAAAGGATTATGTTGATGTGTGATGAAGTTTCTCTGCCAGGAATTCAAATTAATACTGGATCAGTTGCGGGAAGATTTCAGGGTCAAGGACCAATCTATTATCCAACTGCTCCCATCTATAACGATCTACAACTTTCATTTATGTGTGATGGTGAGATGCAAGCATTCAAATTTCTCTTGGATTGGAATGATTTCATATACAATACAACTTCAAACATAGGTCTTGGTGGGGGTGAAAAGACAAGGAAGTTGAGATATCCAAAAGAATATCAATGCAAATTATATGTAGAAAAAAGAGAAAGAAATGCTACAAGTGAAATTGGAGCGCAAACAATGAAGTTTACTTTGCATAATGCTTGGCCATATTCAGTTGATGCTGTTCCTCTTTCATATGGTTCATCGCAGTTAGTAAAATGTACTGCTAACTTCTATTATACTTCTTGGGATAGAGATCCAAATGCTGAGAGAGGATCATCTTGGCCAAATAGATAATAAATAATTTTACGAATTTATAATTATAAATCATGCCTTTACCAAAGCCCCCAGTTCCTACT